CATCGGCGGCTAGTGCGTTCAATTGGGCAACTGTTAGACCAGTACCGTTGGTACGCATTGTGAATGTTGTATTACCAGTAGCGATAGCACCGTTAGATACAATAGTACCTGATAGATAGTGTGACTGCTCTAGTACAGTGCCAGACTTCTTGCCTGTAGTATCACCCACTAGTGTGCCGGATGTGCCTAGTTTAGCAGAGACTTTGCGACCTGGTAGTAGACCTTCATCACCGTCAACAACTGCGGTTACAATCATCTTAGCGCCAGCAGAGCGAATGGTATATTCAGATAAACCATAGCCAGCTAGAGAATTCTTTGATGTATCAACTGTTTGTGCGGTGTCGAGGAGGGTCTCGAACGCAGTATAATTGATATCCTTAACGCGGTAACTTGTAGGAGCACCTAGAAGTTGAGACCAGATAGACTTAGTAGTACTACCACTTAGAGCATTACCTACTGCTAGAGCGCCACTTGTAACTGAACTTACTGTTAGTGTTGTTCCGGAAATAGAACCAGAGAATACAGCCTGAACTGGCATTACTAGCTGTGGCTTACTTACAGTGTAGTAACCTACGCCACCTGTACCAGCTGGGCCTTTATATGTGCCAGTCATTGACTTGATGTATGTGCCCTCTTCGATGCCTTCGCCTACGATTAGGGTACCGACAGCTAGGTCGACAGCACTGTTTGTAACTTGAGAAACATACATAATGTCGCCAGCTACGTCTGTACTGATACCGTCACTGATTGTAGCAACTACGTTAGCAGTAGTGAAGCCACGTGTGAATACAAAATCACCACCAGTACTGATTGTTGGGTTACTCTTAGTACCCTGTACTGTTGGCCATACGCCTCGCCACTGAGCACTGCCTACAGCTACCCAGCCCTGTGTAGCACTACGATACCAGTAAGTATAGAAACTTGTTGGCTCAGCACTGTTGTCTACTGCTAGGTTAACAGCATAACTGCCGATAGGAGCAACACTGTCTAGCGGTACGCCGCCGTTTAGCTTAGCACTGTCAGTAATAACAACTGGCTTCTTGTTTGTGAATGAGCCTGTTGTGGAGTCAAATTCAAAGATACCCCATGTACTGTTAGCAGTATCAACCCACCAACTGCCGTTGTCTGGCTGACTACTTGGGCGGCCTGTTTTGCCTACCAAGGCAGCTAAGTCGATATCAGCACGAATAGCGTAGATTAGGTTAGTACTACCTAGAACTGAGTAGGCAGCTAATAGACCGTATTCGTTCAATTCGTAACCGTGGATACTTGTACCGTTGGTTGTCTTATAGAAGAATGGGTTACCATAGTAGGTGATTAGGTCACGTTGACTTGTAATCTGATATAGCTTACCAGCATTAGCCTTGGTAGTAGCAGTAGCAACGCCTGTGCCTGCCGCATTTACTTTATTTTGTGCTGTAGCGATAACTACTAATGGAATGGAATTCGGAGCGGCTGGTAAATATTGAGATTCATCAATAATGTTTACTTGTACGCCTGGAGATGATAAAGCCATTGTCTTTTCCTTTTTTATAAATATGCTTGTGAATCAGTTTCACTAAGAGTATTTATGAAAATGGCTGTAAAAACGCTTGATTAGAGGCTCTTCGGGAAGAGTTGCTAATAAATAGTGGTATGAGACCCGTATGTATAGCGTGTAATAAGAACCCCTGTGCCCCAAACTACTATCGTGATGGCATTAGGCACTGGCGAACTCGCTGTAGCGGGTGTATTCGCAAGAATAGACAAGCAAAACCCCAGAAACCTCGCTGGGAGTTAGACGGCTATAAGAAAAAGATGGTATGTGACCTGTGTCGATTTCAGGCCAAGTACCCCAGTCAGATAACCGTTTGGCACATAAACGGTAACCTCAATGATAGCGCCATGACCAATCTACGAAGCGTTTGTCTATGCTGTGTAGAAGAGGTCAAGCGCAAGATGTTTACATGGAGAATCGGCGACCTAACACCTGATTGATTTGCTGATGTAGCTCATCGATGGTGCCGTTGTTGTCCACATTGTAGTCGAATACTAAGCCGACTGAACTATACTCACTAGCATGAACTCCTGCTTGGTCTAGCTTACGCTTGCTGGTAGCCCATTCAAGATTATCACGTTCACCCCGATTGTAAGAAATGGCAGCATCGTGCCAGTCAGGAAGTGGTCCACGATTAGCACGAATAGTCAGTCCACCTACTCGTTTGATAGCCGCCAGTTCATTAGGAAAGCGACAGTCAGTAATAACGATATCATCCTTGACGTTGAGTAGCTTATGCTCTACTGAGGCAATCCAAATATCATCGTGGAAGTTTTTTCTGAGTACGTCAGTGCCCCATTGTTGTAGGACCCAGCGTGGTGTTAGATGCGGTATACCCAGGCGCTCACTCCACCACGGGTCTACTTGTTCACGCCACTCTCGGCTGTGTTTGGTTGAACCCTCTAGGAGTTCTCTGTCCCAGCCAAAGACTGAGGCTACGGCGTCTTTGAGGGCACTAGCGAATGATAGGCGTTTGAAACCATGGACAGTACATAAGTAATCAGCAATAGTGTCCTTGCCACTGCCGATTAGTCCGGAGACTACAACGATTTTATTAGACATAGGGCTATGATAGCAAAAAGGCACTCGTTAGTCAAGTGCCTTTGGTATTATTTCATTGGTCCAATATGACCTTTACGAACATAGCCAGTCTGACTGCCGTGTAATGGCAACGGTATCTGAACGATAAACCTGACTTGGCCGCCTACATCTTTGGCATATGCCTCGTACTTGTTACGGTCAACATAGCGGTCTAACATTCGCTTGTATAGTCTTGCTCTAGCATAAGGATCACGAGAGGTATCACGGTCGTCAGTTTCATAGTCGGCGTAAAATACGATAGCATACGGATCTACGTGCTTGATGAACTGGTCTATAGCTGTTAGTACTGTTGCAAATACTCGCTGGGCGTCACCTTCGCCAGTTACTCGTTCGCTACCATTGCGCTGGAATGATAGTTCATACTGGGCACTGCCGTTTTCTTCTTCACCGTCATACTGAGAGAAGGTGACTTCGAGATTGATGTTGCCATTGACCACCGTAGCTCTGTACTTGCCTCGCTGACTACCTTGTGAAGTAGTCTGCGGTTCGTGTCTCCAAGAAACAGTACTAGCGGTGTTGAATAGCTCAGTGACGAACTGCTTTGCTCTCATTAGCCCTGTACCCAAGTTAGTGGCATTGAACCATCAACATACGTTTTGAGTTCTAGTAGGAGGTCTTCGTGCATCTTAGCGCCTTCTGCTTTGAGGGCGGTGCCGTTTAGTGTTGTACCGCCGCCTGGACCAGCGATTGTACTGAACTTCTCGCGGGCCTCACCTAACATCATCTTACATTGACCGATTGTCCACGAGTAAATCCAGTTAGAGATTGATGGGTCTTGTAGGAGCATAATCTCTGGCTTCATATTGTCTGTCCAGATAAGCACTTGTTCGCCACTACCTTTGAAGTTTCTGACGAATTTGATTTCTTTTGTAACAGGGTTGAATGTATGAATAACATAACCACCGAACATACGAGCGGCCAACTCAACATAACCAGCATAGAGGTCATAGGTAGCTAAGCCACCACTGTAGTTGTAGTTGAGCAAGTAGGTGTTTAGAATAGCACTAGAGAATGGGTCGAATGACGTAGCTCCTGGGCCTGTTTCTAGACCGATAGTACGACGGAATACCTGACGAACACGGGTGATTTCGCTGGGTAGAATATATGAACTTTGATCCTTCTCAATCGTTAGTAGGTTATAAGACTCTTCATAGGCATTTGCTCCACGTTGACGATATGTAGCAAGCGCATAATTGTACGCCGCTTCGTAGTGTTCTGGATCGAGTTCAACGTCGACCATGCCGCCACCTAAGCGGAGTTCGACGTTTTTGAATAATTGTGATTTGAGTTCTTGTAGCGTGGCCATGTAAAAATACCCTAGGGTTAGTAGGGTATTTATCGTTTAGAGGTCTCCGTCCTGTCTGTTCTCTGAGTAATGAGCATCGAATTTTCCGCCCGGGTAGCGAGATTCTAGCTTCTTGATGTTCTCAGCAACCACATCATTTGGGTCTAGATTCAGGGCTCGGCAGGCATTTACCCAGTACCAGATTACATCACCCAATTCACGCTTCATATGAAAGATAGCCGCATCATCTAGTGGTTTGCCTTGAAAGATGATCTTCTTTGGAATCTCAGCAAACTCGCCGCCTTCTGCCGCTAGTCCAGT